AACCGAATACGTGGAGCAGCAAATACTAAGTTATAAACAGATCAATATTAATAGTCAGGCAATCTCGGCTGAAGAGGCGTCACACAATGTAGGCGCTGTTGATGCGCTCGAAAAAGTTTTAGAAATGCTAAGGAAACAACCATGAAAATAACACCACTAACCACAAAGGAAATACGACGGCTCACGGAACAGGAAGTAAAGATACGTATCAATGTTAATATGTTGGTGCAGCAGATCTGTAAGATGCGTGACGAAAACGCAGAGGCAAAAACATTTAAGCTGGAGAATGACGAGCTCTTTTACGAGCTGGAGTGCAGAAAGAAAGATGAGATCATGGCGCAACAACGTTTTGAAAGAGAGCTGCCAAAGTTTACCTCTACGTTTTATAAGAAAAAATTGAAAGAATGTAGCGACGCTACACAAGTAAAAGAACTGCTGCACCAAATGTCCCTTAGCTAAGTTTTAGTTATTTCCCTATATATATAGAGCTAGAAATAAAAAAATATTTTTTCGAAAAAAAATGCGGTAACCGGAGTAACCGTGTAACTTTGCCCTAAAACCCTTATATTATAAGGACTTTATGGTTACACATTTGGTAACACTACCGTTATCTATAGTGTAACTACAGAGTTATTTAACAAATGTTCCTTAATGGGGGGGTAAATGGTTTTTTATTTTTTTTATTTTGTGTCTATAGTATATAGAGAAATAACGAACTAGACCTTTTTAACTGGATTAACACATGGCAAGACGAAGACCTACTAAATCAGGAATACAATACGAAACACGAGGAAGAAAACCAGCAGACATACATAGCCCACTAACACGAAAGCAAGAACTGTTTGTTAAAGAGCTGGTAAGTAAGGACGGGCAGATAACATTTCGAGAGGCAGCCATTAACGCTGGCTACTCTGTTGGCTCTGCACATACTAGAGCATATGAGCTCACTAACCCCAGAATATCACCACACGTATGTCATGCTATAAAAGAGTATAGGCGTGAGCTGGACGAGAAGTATGGGATTACATTTCACAGGCATATCCGTGATCTGCAAACTATCCGTGATCTGGCGCTTCAGAATGGTGCTTACTCTGCGGCTGTTATGGCGGAGAAAGCCAGAGGCATGGCGCAAGGGGATATATATGTGAATAAATCAGAAATACGACACGGGAGCATAGACAGTATGTCTAAGGAAGAAGTAATGAAAGCATTAGAGGAGATCAAAAATAGTTATGCCCCAGTCACAATCGACATCACACCTGAAGAAAATACCAGTAACCGCAATAAAGCGAGAGAGCGGATTTTACAAACAAGTAAAGGAAGCGGCAAGCCGGTCGAACTACAAGCTGATTCTAACCAGAATTGAAAACTGGGTAGGCTCTGGAATACCAGATCTGTTAATGTGTGACCAGCTGGGTGCTTTTCATTTTGTAGAGCTTAAATATACCACTACTAATAAAGTAGATCTACGTCCGTCACAAGTAGCGTGGTTAACCAGACACGGGAAGGGTTCGTGCTGGGTGCTGGTGAAGAAACAACCCACGCCCTCTGATGTAGCAGAGATCTATTTGTTTAAGGGTTCCGACGCGGTAGATCTGAAGATGGACGGTCTGGATAAAGTAAAGCCAGAGTTCAAAGGTAAACAGCCTTTTCAATGGGATAAAATTTTTTACTTGATTTGTCCAGTCTAATAGTTTATCTATGGGATATTGTCACTAACTAGACAGGAGAAAACTATGACAAAATATGAAGATCCAATACAACCTGACTGGGATAGCCTAAAGCTTTCCCCACTCAAAATGGTTACTTATTTGCAGATCGCCACGCTTCGTGCGGCATTTAAACAAATAGCTGGAGAGATCCAAGAGTTTGGCGGCAGAACTGAACTTCAATTAGATGGAGTAGAGTTTATGGGTAAATATAATAAAAGCGAAATGGAACGTATCCAGCGCAGACTAGCTATTGTCCATGATAAACTTTTAGATCAGTTTAATGCTGGTGGGTTTAAGGACGCGAGTGCCTATAATTTAGATTACTTATGGGAGGAGCCAAAATGACTGAGCATTTCTACAACATAGAATTTGAGGGTTTGTGTCTGAATGAGAAAGATTTGAAAAAGCTTTTACAAAAAATAGCGGTTAGCCCTGACGCACAGATAGATATGAAAACTTTGTCTAACCCTGAAATTTTTAAAAAGTATCAACATTCTGAAAGCCAGCTAACTGATGCTTTGGAGATCTACAATATTTTAAAGCAAATAGATATTTCTAAAATATCTTATGATGGGTCTGGTACGTTCTTGGGGAGTGAGTAATGAAAATTATCCACATAAATAAAAACATTATCCAGCGCAATAATAAGCGTGAAGAACGTGAGCCCGTAGTTCGTGTAGAGTATGAATACTGGGATCAGAAAACAAGGCGTCAGAAAACGCAGACTAAATACTGTATGGAGGTAGAACTGCCAGCTGGGGCACGTATGGTTTACAGGCCGGATCGACCAAGACCATGCGGCGCAAAACTATGGATAGAAACCAAAAGTAGGCTGGTTCTTCATGGCGTAAAAGGTAGAAAGACCCCTTTGCGTTTGGAAGCGTGTGACGCTTGGGATCTATGGGATTGAAAGGAGGTGATGTAAATTTTATTTTTAATTGATTGGTTCGGCCGTCTTATGTATGGATCAAAGTATGATGAATACAGGAGCAGGATAGACCGCCGCCGCCGTAAATAAACGAAAGGCCAGTTATAATTGACTGGCCTTTTTTATTGTGTATAGTATACGATATTGTCACTAACTAAGGAGTAAAACTATGGCAGATAAATACGAGGAGCTTTTGTTTAAATACGATGAAGTTTTATTTGATTTAAAATTAGCTCTTAATCATTTACAAACTGTGTCAAATCACGCAGACGAAGACTGTCCCAGTAGGGATAGATCCAAATGGTTTAATTCATCTATTCAAGATGCTTTTAAATTTATAGACGATATGGTTTCTAAATGGAAAATAAATCATATGAAGATTAATAAGGAGTAAAACTATGGCAGATATTAAAGAAGTAAAACATCATTGTGTATTTTGTAAAGAGCCCATATTACCAGAGGAAAAGACTGGGTACGCTGAGGGTAATAACCCAGAACCGTTAGTGCCCTATTCAAAAGGTAGATCCTGTAAGCAATGTACTGAAACTGGCGTAGCCGCCGCTAGGTTCGCAGAGATAGCCGCCTATGGAAAGATCAATGAATTTAAGAAAAGATCTAAAGTCGCTATCGATGCTGGTAATAAAGAGGCGGTCGTTAAAGAGTATGAAGCTTTGATCCAGCAAGAGAAAGATCGATTAAATCAATATTACAAAGCGGTTACTATGTCACTATGGATCGAAGCAAAACAGCGGCGTGAAAGTAAATAACTTTTTAAAAAATTAATTCTTGAAAAGTATAAGCATATATGCGATATAAGGGGTGGGCTGGTAAAACAGTCCGCTTTTTTAACATAACAAAGGATAAAAACTATGAACGAATTTACTTATAAAACAGACGCCTTGACCCATGGTATCAGTAGCGAAGCCGGTTTAATTGCTTCTAACTGGGCGCGGCGTCCAGCTGATGAACGCTTTACAACGTTGCAAGCGTTGCGTGATTTCAAGTTTAATGATTATCAAATGATGCAAGCGGACGTTCTTAACGTTAAGAATTTACATATAAATGGTGATGTAGATGAAAACGACATAAGACAAGGTAAGATAACGCTTGAATTTACTGATCAGAATAAACAGGAACATCAGGCGGTGCCTACTCATTGGTCTTTTGGCCAGATTAGTTCTTTAGCTGGTGCGCCAGCTGGCTACTTGCGTGATCTACCAGCGCCACTAGCGGCGGACTGTGTTAAATGGGGTTTATTAGAAAACAGAAATAAAGAGCTGGTAAAATCTTATAAATCTACAAAAGGCCAGTTAAGAGCTCTCACAGGATCAGAATACGGTCGAATATATGATTGGGAAATAGTAGCCGCTGTGCAAGAAATAGCCGCCGCTACTAAATTTAAAATTCCCGGTTACATAACTGGATCTGAAAATGGCTTGGCCGTCTATGATCCTTTTGCGCCTGTTACTAATGAGAGTACGACTATTTATGGATCTGATAGGGACGTTTTTATTTTTCTAGTAGATGATCTTAACCCTATTGAGATAGGCAAGCTTCCTAACGGTGAACCTGATCTTGTGTTCAGGGGTTTTTATATCTCTAATAGTGAAGTAGGCGCTAAGTCTTGCAAAATAGCTACCATGTATATGCGCGGCGTGTGTCAGAACCGTTACGCTTGGGGTGTGGAAGATTTTAGCGAAATTACTATCAGACATACCAAATTCGCGGCGGAACGTTTTAGCGATGAAGCCCAGCCAGCGCTTAGATCCTTTAGTAATGGATCGACCACAAAAGTGCTGGACGGTATACAAGCGGCGCAAGATGCGCAAATAGCTGAAGATGAAGAACAAGCGCTTAAATTTCTTCAAAAGCGTGTAGGCCTATCTGCGCGTATGGCAAAAGCCGCTTATTCTCGACATGGTGACGAAGAACAAAAACCATTAAAGACTATTTGGGACGCATCTAATGCTATAACAGCTATAGCACGCGATATTCCGCACCAAGA